ACGCGAAGTTTGACTTTGACCCGTCGGGCCGCTCCAACTCCGCAGCAGACCGCGACACATGGGAATCCAACGGCGTATCCCTGACCGTGGACAAAGATTTCGACTGGACTAACGGTGGCTATCAGCAGGACAGCGACGGCAACACGGCCTTTGTTGTCCGCGCGGGCCATACGGCGACCATCAACTTTAACCTGTTCGGCTCGTCCAATCTTCAGGCATACGGCGCATCTTTCAAGATAATCTACACGGCCAAGAACGTGCGCGAGTTTGACGCTGTGGTTGCACAGTGCCTTTCGGACGGCATCGGTCTGAACGTAAACGCCAAGGAAGTGACCCTCTCCACTGAGCAGACCAGCATCAGCCAGTTCGTTTGCGAAGGGGAGTACACGGAGCTGTGCTACAATATCACCAGCCGGACAAAGAACTCTGAGCTGTTCCTGAATTTGCAGGGCATTCCGTCCCGGTTTGCTACCTATTCGGAGGGCGACCGCCTGACCCAGCGCACCCCGGTGCCGCTGACCATTGGCAGCCCGGATTGTGACGTCTGGCTGTACCGCTGCAAGTATTACGACATCAGCCTCGGCGACGCGGACATGATGGACAACTACATCGCAGACGCGCCCGACCCGAACGAGATGATTGCCCGCTATGAGGGCAACAGCGTGGACGACGGTGCGGGAAACATCATCACCGACTGGAATGCAGCTTCCATTGACGAAGCCTATATCAACAATCTGGCGAAGAAGAACCCCGGCCTCCGCGTCATCAAACTGCGTGTCCCGCGCTTTACCACCGATAAGAACGACAAAGTCTCCGGCTCCTGCGTTGAACATCTGCTGTATGGTGCGCGGGCGAAAGACTGCTGGAAGAATGAGAGCATCGTTCATCGCGGGCAGGGCACCAGCTCCAACGCCTACGGTAAAGCTGGCCGAAATATGGACTTTGACTGCAAGGGCAAGTTCGTCTATACGGATGAACACGGCCTGACGGTTGAAGCCGACAGCTATGACATGACGGACGATTCCATGGGTGAAACCTACTTCAACGTCAAGCTGAACATTGCGTCCAGCGAGAATATGAACAATGCCATGCTGGCGGAGCTGTTCAACAAGTACCAGCCGTATATCCGGGCGGCTCGCGCAGCAAATCCCAAGGTGCGTGACACGATGGAGTTCCACCCCTGCGTTGTCTTCGTGTACAACGAGAGCGCGGAAGAGGGGTTCACGCAGGGCCAGTGGATTTTCTACGGCGTTGGCGATTTCGGCAACTCGAAGAAGGACAAAAAGGCGCAGGGCCTTGACAGCACCCAGCGCCCCAATGAGTGCATCGTGGAGCTGTGCAACAACACCCACGTCTACAACCGTTTCAAGGGCTATGAAGGTGCAGCAGACGCCTCCAGCTGGGAGAGCGACGACAACCCCAACGCTCCGCTGTCTTTCCGCTATATCGCGGATGGCTGCGACGAGGCTGCGGCCCGGAAGGCGTGGAGCGATGTTGTCAAGTGGGTGTATTCTACCGACCGCAGTGCGGCGACCGGCGAAGCTCTGAGCAGCCCGGTGGTGTACGGTGGCGTGACCTACTCCAATGATACGGCAGAGTATCGAGCTGCCAAGTTCGTGAACGAGTTCGACCTGCACTTTGAGAGCAAGTCCACCCTGTACCACTACCTGTTCACCTCGTTCTTCACGATGCCGGACAACCGCGCAAAAAACACGTTCCCGCATTGCCATGACGTGACCGCAGAGCATCCCATCTGGGACTACTGCTTCGGTTACGATATGGACACGGCCATGGGCAACAACAACGAGGGCGACCTCGCGCTGGACTATGGCATGGAGGACACCGACCAGCTGAACGGCGGCAACGTCTTCAATGCACAGGATTCTGTTTTGTGGGCCAACGTTCGCGACTTGCTGACCGACCGGCTGAACACGATGGTTGCCACCCTGACGGAGCTTTTCGACGCTGACCGTCTGAACGCTGTCTTTGACGCCTACCAGAAGCTCCGCCCGGCACGTTTGCTGGTTGCAGATGCGCGGCGCAAGTATATCCGGCCCTACGAGGATCTGAAAGAGGGCGGCACGGCCATCACCATGTTTATCCCCATGATGAACGGCACGAAAGAGCTTCAGCGCCACTATTTCCTGAAGTATAACAGCATCTACTTCGCCTCTAAATGGAATACGGCAGCAGCCCGAAACGACAAGATCACTCTGCGCGGCTTTGCAAGCCCCACCGGCGAGATTGCTGCTATCACCATCACACCGTATTCCGACCTGTATGTGTCCATCCTGTTCGGTTCCATCATGAAGCAGCAACGTTGCAAGCGCGGCGAGCCTGTTACCCTGAGCATGAGCAAGGACACGGCCCTGAATGACACCGAGATCTATATCTATTCCGCGTCCATGTTGGAAGCCGTCGAGGGCATCGCAAGCGTGTACACGAACCAGTGCGATTTCTCCGCGGCAACCAAGCTGCGTTCCATCGTCATTGGCAGCGACGCGGACGGCTATTCCAACGTCAACCTGACGTCCTCCATCAAGCTGGACTTCTCGGCGCTGGCCGTGCTGGAAGAGCTGCGAATCGACCATTGCCCGAATTTGACCGCACCGGTGGACGTGTCCGGCTGTGTAGCCCTGAAGGTCGCCAGCTTCAAGGGAACACCGGTCAGCGCGGTCAACTTTGCTGCTGGCTCTGCGCTGGAAACCTGCTATCTGGAGCGTCCGGTCAGCCTGACGCTGCGCAATATGCAGAATATCAAGACCTTCGAGGTAGCGGACGGTTACGCAAACCTGACCGGTCTGCGCCACGAGAACACGCCGTTCCCGACTGCGCTTGATATTGTCAACGCAGCGGCCAAGCTCTACACGGTGCGCCTTGTGGGCATCGACTGGCAGCTGACCGGCACAGACCTCATGAACCGTTTGCTGGCTATGGGCGGCTACGATGAAAACGGTCTGGAAATCCCTCAGTCGTCCCTATCCGGTAAAGTCTATACTTCCGTCATTCGTCAGGCCGAGGTCGAGAAGTACGCCGCAGCGTGGCCCGATCTGGCCCTGACCTATGGCGGGACCGTGCAGCAGTACAAGGTGACGTTCTGCGATTATGACGGGACAAAGCTGACCTTCAAGGATGGCTCCCCGGCAGAAATCCTCGTTGACCGTGGCGCGACCTGCCCTGACCCGGTGGCGACCGGGCTGATGGATACTCCGACCAGAGATTCTACTCAGGCGGAAGTGTTCACCTATTCTGGATGGGATGCTGTTCTGACGCAGGTGTTGTCTGAGCTGACCGTCAAGGCCACCTATACCAGCGTTCCGCAGCGCTATACTGTGCGCTGGTACTCACAGACCGGTGTAGTTGTGGGCACAAAGACCGTAGACTATGACACCGAGGCAGTACCGCCCGATGCCCCGGAGCGCACGGACGAAGAAGGGAACTTCGTCTATTATCTGTTCGACGGCTGGGATAAGTCTACGGCGCACGTCCGGGAGAACATGGATGTCTATGCACGGTGGATTAAAGGCACTCTGCCCAACTTCGGCGACGACCTGTCCGACCTGAATCTAGCGCAGTTGTACGGCATCCGGCAGTCTGGCCGCTCTGCCCTCTATTTTACGGAGGACAACATCAAGACTCGCATTCCGTTCACCATGGGCTATGAGCCGGAGTTCGACAACGTGGAATCT